GCGGATCGTCGAGGAGCTGACGGAGTAAGCCATGGAAGTCGCTGCGATCCGACGCGCCCTCGCCAATGTCCTGCGGACCATTCCCGAGATCAAGGCCGTCTACGAGTACCCGACGCTGGAGATCGCGCGCGAGTGGCCAGCGGTGGCGCTGCGGCCACTGGAAGTCCGGGTCGACCGCGTCGCACGTGGCCTGTCGACCGCCGAATGGCGTTGGGAAGTCTGGCTGGGTATACCGGTCGACCAAAAGACTAGCGAGGCTGCCTGGCGGTCAGCGCAGAACGTCGTCGATGCAGTGATTGAGCGACTGGCGACGTGGACAGAGTTGGGTGAAGGGTCTGCTGTCGCAGCTGTCACAAGCGCAGGGTTCGCATTCGTGAACCGAGACGTTGGGCCCGTTGTTGAGGCACGTGTCGTCGTGACGATCCGTGTACCGATCCTGGTCTAGTCTTCCAGAAAGGAACGCCGCACATGAAACTGACCCGCACGCGAGACAACCGTGCTCCGCCGAAAGACGTCGCAATCGGCAACGAAGGACAACGCGATCGACCCAACCCAAAACCTGAGACGCCTATCGCAATCAAGGCTGATCCGCATGATGCGGGTTACAGCGAGACAAACTGGGCAAACTACACCAACTACCAGTGCACGCTGTGCCCATACAGTACGTTGAGCCGTGAAGCGATTGAGCAACATGTCGCTTGGCACCGCGCCAGCCAGCAAGTCAACGACTGGCGACCACCGGCAAACTGAACGGTTTCTTGATCAAACAGAAAACGAAAGGAGGACTGAACGATGGCGCGAACGACGCTGACACCGATCGTGCTGCCTGGTACTTGGTCAACGACAGCGCAACTGGTCACCTTCACACCTGCCGACACGACCAACAACAACCAATTTCGGGCTACTGGCCAGGAAATCCTGCTGGTTCGCAACACTGGCGAATCGGCCGCGAGCTTTACAGTGTTGTCGGTTCCGGATAACCCGTTTGGCCGTATCGGGCACCTGACGCACAGTGTACCGGCCGGTGGGATCGTCGTTACCCAGCTATTTGACCTGGTCGGCTGGGCGAATCCGGATGGCTACATCCACGTAAACGGAGCGAACGGGTTGGAGTTCGCCGTTCTGCGCATCCGGCGACGCTAGACGATGACAAGAGACTGAGAAAGGAGGGGTCACGATGGCGGTCATTTACCCTGGTATGCATACGATCATCAAGGTCGGCGACGGTGGGTCACCGGAGACGTTCACAACGATCGCGCGGGTGACGGACATTTCCGGCCCGACGATCACGGTGAACACGGCGGACGTCACCAACCGCGACTCGCAGGGGTGGACGGACGTCGTCGCCACAACGAAGTCGGCCGGAGAAGTCAGCTTCGACATCATTCTGGATCCTGCTGAGCCGACGCACGCGCTGTTGCGCCAGCTGGTCGATACCGGCCAGCTCCGCAACTTCAAGCTCGTCTTGGCCGACGGCGTGACGGCCTGGCAATTGCGGGGCTATGTGACGAGCTACGAAGTGAACAGCGCGCTCGACGACGCCATGCGCGCATCGATCACGATCGCTGTCACTGGCCGACCGGACTTCAACGCGACACCGTAAAATAGTTCGTGAAGGGGCGACCGCCCCCCAGGGAAGGCCCAACACCCCCCACCTTCCCTGGGGGGGGAGGTCTCCCGGACATGCAGATCGTCGTGAAAGCCGATGCATGGGAGGTTGTTCATGGAGCCGAACGGCACGCAGGTCGTTTTCTTGACCAAGGAGCAGATCCTGGCTGCTGCCGACCTTCCGGAAGAAGTCGTCGATGTCCCCGAGTGGGGCGGCAAGGTTCTGATCCGCGGGATGACTGGCGCGGAGCGGGACAAGTTCGAGGAGTCGGTCATGGTCACGCGCGGCAACAGCCGCGATTTGAACTTGCGAAACTTCCGCGCCAAGCTCGTCGCCCTCTCGATTGTCGACCCCGTCACGAAGGAACGCATGTTCAGCGACAACGAGATCGCCGAACTCGGCAAGAAGTCAGCGCGTGCATTGCAGCGCGTGTTCGAGGCAGCGTTGCGGTTGAATGGAATGACAGCCGAGTCGGTCGAGGAGCTGACGAAAAGCACTGAAGAGACGGCCTGAACGGCGATTCTGGTTCAAGCTGGCGCTCGCGCTGGGTATGTCGGTTGCCCGTGCCCAGCGCGAGATTTCTGCGCGTGAATTCGCCGAGTGGATGGCCTATGACCGGATCGACCCGATCGGGCGCGATCGGGACGACTGGCGCGCTGTCCTGTTGGCGGCGATGCTGGCCAATATCCACCGACCGAAAGGCAAGCGACCGTATCGACTGAAAGACTTCTGGCCACGGTGGGATACCACGGATCCGGACGAGGAAGAGCTGGCTCGCAAGATCAAGGCCACCATGGGGGCACTCGCTGCCTACTTTGATCACTAAAAGGAGGCTAGGCACCGGTGGCGGACACGCTCGCGAAGCTCAAGGTGCTGATTCAGGCGCAAGCGCAAGGTGTTGAGCAGGCACTGGGCCGGACACAGGAAGCGATCAAGAATTTCATGTCCGGTATGGAGGCCACGAACCGCGCGGCCGCCAGTGCACTGCGTGGCGCCCAGGCCATGGAGTCGTTCGGCCAGGCGACGCAGCGAGCTGGTGCGGCGGCACGCGGTGCTGCACCGCAGATCCAGTCCCTCAGTAGTTCGCTGCAGCACGTGCAGAAGACCGCGGCGACCGTCGCCGAAGAGATGGTCGACCTGGGCGGCATCTTCAGCACCATGAGCACGCGCATCGGTCGCGTCATGCTCATTACGCTAGAGTTCGGTGTCGCCTTGAAGGCCCTGCAGGTCGCCGGTTCGGTGTTCACGACATGGCGTGAATCGGTATTCGATCTCAACGCGAGCCTTGAACTGCTGCAGATCCGGCTGACGACGCTGTACGGTTCGGTCGAAAAGGCGAACCAAGTTCTGTCCTATCTTGTCTCGCTTGCGGCCAAATCCCCTTACGGGATTCAAGATCTTGCGAAAGCGCTGAACTATCTTGCTGCTTCGGGAGCCCCGGCTGAAGCGCTACCGCGCATCTTGGGCGCGATCGTCAACATCACTGCTGCCTTCGGTGGTTCGGCAGCCGTCTTCGAACGCGTCTCACTGGCGTTGTTCCAGATGGCACAACGCACCAAGGTGGTCGGTGAGGAGATGCGACAGCTGACCAATGCTGGTATACCGGCGTGGCAGATCCTGGCCGACACCCTGGGTGTTTCTGTGGCGCAGGCCATGGAAATGGTCGAGAAGCGCCAAGTCGATGCCCAGACGTTCATCGAAGGTCTGGTCGCCTGGTCGGAGAACCGCCTTGGCGACATGAGCGACACGATTATGCGGACGTGGACGGGAGCAATAGAGGCCGTCCGCGAAGGGATCCAGTTTTTCCTCGCACAAGGGTTCCAACCGCTATTCCAGGCATTTCGCGATGCACTGGTCGAGATCGGCAATTTCGTGTCCAGTGAGGCGCTGTTGACCGATTGGGCAGCGAAGGTCAATGGAGCCGTGCAGGTCGTCGTGGCTGGCCTTTACGGCTTCGTTGGCGTGCTTCGCGACGCGCTCTACGAAGCAGCGTCGTTCGCGTTGGCCCTGGGTCAGGCTATTTATGAAGCGCTGCAGTGGATCAACCCGTTCGCTCGTCACTCGCCGTCGCTCGTCGATGACGTCGAAAACGGTGTAGGCCAGATCATTGATTCATTCGACGACTTGGGCAGCGTAACGGGGCAGATCGAAGCGATCCGTATCCAGATCCGGCTATTGCAGATCGAGCTACGCACCCTTGGTATCCAGCTACGAAACATCGAGATGCAGCTCAGGCGCGAGCGCAAGATCCTGGACGAGTACCGGGATAACTTGCGCCGGGTCACCGACCGCATACGCGAACTGGAAAGTGCAATCAGGGACCTCGCTCGCGCCAAGCTGACTGAAGAACTTCCTTTTCTCGACCAACTGAAGCAGTACGACCGCGAGATCAAACGGCTGCGCTTGCAAAAACTGCGCCTCGAGTTCTCCGGAGTACCTGCTGCGTTCATCGATGAGCTAACGACAAAGATCGAAATTCTGAGCAAGCGGGCCGAGATGGTCGATCTCGAGCGCGACCTGAACATCGGCCCACTCCGGGAACAGCTGGAGGAGGCAGCCAATGCCGCGCTTGGCCTGAACCAAGCGCTGTCGTTCGGTGAAGCGATCCGCCGCGTCTCTGAATTTGCCAGTGAACTGGCTAACTTGCGAAGAGAACAAGAGTATTGGCAGCGACTGGTCGAGCAGCAACAAGCGGTCGTTGCAGCACTGGAAGACCAAGCCGATGCGTTGCGCAATGCGATGGACGAGTTGCGTAACGCTATCGATGAGTTGCGCAACCAGCTGGCAGAACTACAGAACCAGTCCGCACGGACACGCGACGGACTGGAGAAGATGCGGGTTCCCGCTATCGCCGCAGCTGGTGCGTTCAATATCCTGCGTCGCGCTATTCAGGACGTCGCCACCACACCGTTCGTCGTCGACACCAGTGGATTGGACGAGCTAGCCAGGCGTTCGGCGTATGCTGAAGAAGTCCTACGCCGCGCGACTGGTGTTATGGAGTCGCTCCTGCCAGGGGCAGCGTCCAAGTCTGCGATGGAGGTGCGCGAACTGGCTCGCCAGATCGCGTCAGGTCGCGCGAGTGCCGAAGACTTCAAAGAAGCGATCAAGCGCTACGGCAGTGCCCTCGACGATGCGCGCACAGCACTGCGCGAACAGCAGGCTGTCCTGCGCGAATACGAGCGGTTGCTGCGCGACGTCGAGTCGGCTATCCGCAATACAGAACGGGCTATCCGTGACTTAGTCGAAGCACCGCTGGCAGAAGAGCAGCCCTACATTGAGCAACTGAGGCAACTCGAAAAGCAGATCAAACAGCTCGAACTCCGTAGGGTGGAGCTGATTCTGGCCGGTGCTCCAGAAGAAGAGATAAGGGGCGTTGAGAACGAGATCCGCCGATTGGAGGCGCAGGCGAAGAAGGTCGACCTGGAGCGCGAACTCAAGGTCGAGCCC